GGACCTTGTGTCGGGGGCCACGGCCAGCGGCACGATTTCCACCGACATGCCCTCGACCTCGACCTTGCTGGCCCCGCGCGGCTGGATCAGCGTCGGCGGCACGTCCAGCGTGATCGGCATGGCGCTTTGCAGCCTGTACCTCGACCCGCTGGTGTGACGGATGGCCCTGTTCGACACCGCACTCTTTGACCCCGCGATCTTCGACACCGGTGCTGCGGCGGTCACCGGCACCGGTGCGGGTGCGCTGCCGCTGGACGGGGCTGGCACGGGGGCCGTTGCGGTCGCGGGAGCGGGTGCGGGCACCCTGCCGCTGGACGGGGTCGGCACGGGAAAAGTGGCCGTCACCGGCGCGGGTGCGGGCGTGCTGCCCCTGGCGGGCGGGGGCGGCGGGGTCGTCGCGGTGCAGGGCGCAGGTGCGGGCATCCTGCCGCTGGCCGGTGGCGGCGCGGGCACAGTTCAGGTCAGGGGCGATGGTGCGGGCACCCTGGCGTTGGGCGGCACGGGCAGCGGGGCGATCCAGGGTGGCGGTTCGGGCACGGGCGTGCTGCCGCTGGACGGGTCGGGCACAGGCCAGGTGCGCGTCACCGGCACGGGTGCAGGTGTCCTGCCGCTGGGCGGGTCGGGCCTCGCCGCAGCCCTTGTGGCGGGGATGGGCGCGGGTGTGCTGCCGCTGGACGGGTCGGGCACGGGCAGGGTGCAGGTCGCGGGCACGGGAGGGGGCGTCCTGCCGCTGTCCGGGGCGGGGGCATTCGGCCCGGTCTTTGACGCCGGGCCCGGCCCGCCGCGGGTCCGCCTGGTCGCCGATGCGCGCGCGGTACCAGCCCGCGCCGATGCCCGCGCCACCCGTTTGCGTGCCGACGCCCGCCCTGTCACCCTTCGAGGATCAGCCGCATGAAAGCCGCCACCGGCATCACCATCTTCCGGACCGCGGGTGATCAGGATCCGGTCCTGGTCCATCTCGTCAAGACCACCGATGCGGGCGATGTGGTGGCGGGCAACGCGGCTGTCACCACGCTGCGGGTGCGTGACGGTGCCACGCTGATCAGCATCGCGGGGGCAGCCCAGGGCGGTGGCAGCGGCATCTTCGCCTTTTCCCCGGCCACGCTGCCCGCCACGGCGGGGCGGCGCATGTACACGGTCGAGGTGACCGAGGGCGGCATCATGGTGGTCTGGGCGCGCGGCATTCTCGACATTGCGGGGGCACTGTGATGCCCCGGCGCAAGGCCCTGCATCCGGTCGACGGTCTGGCCGACCGTCTGGGCGATCAGATCCGGGGGGACGTCCGGCTGCAGCGGGTGTCGCCTTGCGAGGCAGAGGTCTTGGGCGACATGCCCACCCTCTTGGAGACGGCGCGGCAGAACTGGGAATACGCGGGCACCCGTGTCCGGATGCTGGCGATCCTGTTCGGTCGGGAAGAGGTGTTCCGGATGCACGGGGGCAACTGGCCCGTCATCTTCTGGCGCAACCGGCCCTACATGATCGCCCGCAAGCCGGTGGCGTCATGACTGACCTGCCCTTTCAATGGCTGCGGTCGAAACCTGTCGTCCTGAAGGCCGTCACCTTTGACGGCACCGAAACACAGGCGCTGGCGATCCTGCAATGGATGGACGCCAGCGCGCCGGGCGGTGCGGGCGGCCACTTCCGGGCAGGCGTGGCGGGCGGGCCGGGTGCCATCTTCGTGCCGGTGCCGGGCGGCGTCTGGCGGATCAATCCCGGCGACTGGGTCATCCAGTGCGAGGGCGGTGCCATGCTGATGGCCGAGGCGGCGCGCGTGGCCGAGGGCTACGACCTGGTCGCGGCACCGGAGGTGATCCCATGTCGGCACCACTGACCGCCCGCGCCTGGGAAGAGGCGCGCCTGGCCGCGATGGCCAGCATCCCGGCCGAGGTGCACGCAGCGGGCCTGCCGTCCGTCCTCTTGCCCTATCAGGCGCGGGCGGTGAACCTGCTGGATGCCGGTTGCCCGGTGCTCTTTGTCGAGAAGTCGCGCCGGATCGGTCTGACCTGGGGGCTGGCCGCCTATGCGGTGCTGCGCGCCGGTCGGCAAAAATCGGCGCGCGGCATGGATGTCATGTACATCTCCTTCAGCCGCGAGATGACCCGCGAGTTCATCGACGCCTGCGCGATGTGGGCCCGCGCCTTCGACATGGCCGCCACCGCCGCCGAGGAAACCCTGTTTGACGGCGACGACACCAAGGCGATCAACGCCTTCCGGATCAAGTTCGCGTCCGGGTTCGAGATCATGGCGCTGTCGTCCGCCCCGCGCGGGTTGCGCGGCAAGCAGGGTGTGGTGATCATCGACGAGGCGGCGTTCGTCGATGACCTGGGCGCACTCCTCAAATCCGCGATGGCCTTCACGATGTGGGGCGGTCAGGTCGTGGTGTGTTCGACCCATCTCGGGGCCGACAACGAGTTCAACGTCCAGATACAGGACATCCTGGCGGGCCGGTCGAATTACGCCCATATGTCGATCACGCTCGACCAGGCGCTGGAACAGGGCCTTTACAAGCGGATCGCACTGGTCACGGGCGAAGTCTGGTCGCCCGCCGCCGAGGCCAAATGGCGGCAAGGCGTCATTGACCGCTACCGCGACAACATCGACGAGGAATGCTACTGCGTCCCCTCGATGTCGTCCGGGGCCTGGCTGCCCGCCCCGCTGATCGAGGCGCGGATGACGGTCGACACCCCCGTGCTGCGGCTGGAATTGCCCGCCGATTATCTTTACCGGCACCGGCTGGACCAGATGATCCTGATGGCCCCGTTCATGGAGGCGCTCAAGGCGCAACTGGCGGCACTCGACCTGACACCGCAATTCGCCTTCGGGTCCGACTTTGCCCGCAGCATCGACCTTACCACCGGGTCTTTGATGGCCATTGAAGCCCAGCTTAAACGCCGCGAAGTGCTGGCCTACGAATTGCGCAATGTGCCGGGCGACGAGCAGAAGCTGATCGCCAAAACCATCCTCGACCATGTGCGCGGGCGGCTGGTCGGTGCCGCCTTTGACGCGACCGGCATGGGCTGGACCGTGGCCGAGGATATGGGCCGCCTGTTCGGCCTGCGTGAAGACCCGGAAGGATCGGGTCTGATCATGGCGGTGAAGTTCACCGAGGAATGGTACCGCCTGAACATGCCGCCGCTGAAGGCCGCGTTCGAGGATGACGCGCTGGCACTGATCAAGGATGCCGACCATCTGTCGGACCTGCGGGCGATCAAGGTCATCCGGGGCATCGCCCGCGTCCCGCCGCTGCGCGAGGGCGATACGGGAAAGAAACGCCACGGCGACCATGCCATCGCCGTGGCGCTCGCCCACTGGGCCAGCCGCCAGCGGTGGGTGGAATATGGCTATCAGGCAGTGCCCCGGCAGGGCGTGCGCCCGGCTGAAGGCGGCGGTCTCGGGTTTCCTGACGACGCCCAGGACAACTGGCTGCGCACACCGATGGGCAAGACATTTTTTGGGAGGCTCTGATGGCTGCGTCACCGATCGACAAATCTGATCTCACGACCGAGGTCGCGCGTGCAACCGTGGGCACGCTGCGCAGCCCGATGTCGGGCTATCCGGGTGATGGGCTGACGCCCGTGAGCCTCGCCGCCATTCTGCGCGATGCCGATGCCGGATATGCCACGCGCTATCTGGACCTAGCCGAGGCGATCGAGGAGCGCGATCCGCATTACCTGTCCATTCTGGGCACGCGCCGCAGGTCGGTCGCCCAACTTCCCGTATCGGTTCAACCCGGCGGAGACGACGCGAAAAGTGTCGAGGATGCGCAGCGGGTCGAGACTTGGCTCTCCAATGGCGTGTTGGGGAATGCGATCTTCGACATGCTCGACTGCATTTCCAAGGGCTATTCCGCGACCGAGATCATCTGGGACAGGTCCGAAGGCCAATGGACACCGGACCGGCTGATCTGGCGGCAACCGCGCTGGTTCCGCTTTGACAGGCGGGATCTGGAAACCCCGCTCCTGTTGACGCTCGACAACAAGGAAGAGCCGCTGAAGCGTGGCAAATGGATCTTCGCGCAGATCAAAGCCAAGTCCGGTCTGCCTCTGCGGTCGGGCCTTGCCCGCGTCGGCGCATGGATGTGGATGTTCAAGGCGTTCACCCAGAAGGACTGGGCGATCTTTTCGCAGACCTATGGCCAGCCGGTGCGCCTTGGCAAATATCAGTCAGGGGCCAGCGATGAGGAAAAGCGCACCCTGTTCGAGGCGGTGCGCGACATCGCGGGCGACTGTGCTGCGATCATGCCAGCCTCGATGATGATCGAGTTCGTGGAATCGGGCAACGTCGGGGTCGCGCACCAGCTCTACAAGGAACGCTGCGAGTGGATCGATCAGCAGATGTCCAAGGCCGTTCTCGGCCAGACCTCCACCACCGATGCCGTCGTGGGTGGTCTGGGATCGGGCAAGGAACACCGTGAGGTTCAGAAGGACATCGAGACGTCTGACGCCCGCGCGCTGGCTACTATCCTGAACCGTGATCTGATCATCCCTTGGATGCAGTTGAACGGCGGTCCGCGCAAGGCCTATCCCCAGCTGGTCATTGCCCAGCCTGAAGAGGAAGACCTGAAGGCGCTGGCTGAAGCCTTGGGGCCGATGATCGACCGTGGACTGAAGGTCGACGAGGCTGACATCCGCAAAAGGTTCGGGCTGGCAGAGCCCGGTCCGAAGGCGGTTTTGCTGCGTCCGGCGGGTCCGACGACACCTGCGGTGGACCCCACCGACCCGAATTCAAAAATTAAACGGGTTTCCGACGAAATTAAACGGGGTGAGCCTCGTTTGGCGACAGAGGCCGCACTCCAGGCTGAAGGCCCTCTGGCGGGCATTTCTGACGCCCCCACGCCCGCCGACCTTTTGGCCGACCGGATGGCGGTTGAGGCGCAACCGTCCATCGACGCGATCCTCGCCCGGCTGGAGCAGATGACCCGCGCGGCATCCAGTCTGGAGGAACTGCGCCAGATGGTGGTCGAGAGCTTCCCCGGCATCGATGTGAGTGGTCTTGCCGACCTTCTGACCACGGGTCTTGTCGCGGCCAATCTGGGCGGGCGGGTGATGGTGGCCGAGGACGCCCCGTGACGGACATCTCTGCCGTCTTCGGCAAGCCCTTCGCGCAACAGGTCGCGGCGTTCCGCATTCGCTTGGCGCAGTTGCAGCCGACCGCGACCTGGAAGGATGTCTGGCAGGCCGAACACGACCGCGCGTTCATGGTGGCGGGGGCGCAGAAGGCCGAGCTTCTGGCCGACTTCGCCAGCGCGATCGACAAGGCGATCACCAAGGGCACCACGCTAGAGGAGTTTCGCCGCGATTTTGCGAAGGCGGTGAAGGAC